GCTGTCAGTAGTGGTGGTAGAACTCGCACAAGTAGTACAATGCACGTGACGTGCAAAGAATCAATTCGCCCGCAACGCTGATCGCTGCCAAACATGTGGTTCTGTGAGAACCCCCGCCCAGATGCCGTAGCATTTCGTTCCTGATTTATCTTCGCGGTGGAACTCGTCAGTTGGCCCCGCTGAACACCCCCGACGACGTCGGGCCTGAACTCCTCCCTCCCGAATTAAGGTGTTCTCCAGCGCTGGGCCGTCTCACTTCATCTGATGAGGAAGCATCAGCCATGCCTCCTCATCTTCGTCCTTGAGTGCGACGTAGTTGTTGGCCACATATTGGAGCGATGCCAAATCCTTGGCCTTGAATGGATTGAAATCGCATTCATATGAGATAGTCAGCATGCGACACTGCACCTCCACCGGCGGACATACCATCTGGCACTTGGTAATGGTCCTGTTCAGCAGCTCGCTCAAACTCAACACTGTGCCTGTCTCAACGTCGAAAGCGTACTGTTCCGCCGAATACGCTTGCACTTTCGACGTGAGGTCCTTGATACCCTTCTTCTTCAAGGCCTCAATTCGCGACTCTGCTTGGTATAGGAAAACCATACAGAGCGCATTGACTCTCCCTGCAAACATGTAGGCAAGGGAGAGGGACCTGGCAATCATGGCTTGTTCCGTGATTTCGTTGCTTGCCAAGGTCCCCAACTTCAGCATGGATCTCGAGATCGCCGGGCTCCAGGGGAACGACACATCTGTTTTGCCATCCTTCACTAGCATGTGTACCCCTATAAATTCCAACCTCCCGTCGACGATCAGCTTCAGTTTGCTGTCCAACCCCAACTCTGCATAGTTGGCCTCGATGATCTTGTAGTTCTCGAACTGTGCCAGGATGCGGGCAGTCAGTCCGGCTCCATCGTCCCCCTCAACTTTCATCTTCCAGATGATCTTGATGCTCTTGTAAGTGCCGTCGGCCTGCTTGAGAGGTACGGACGTGAACGTCCAGTGGTGATCACCCTTCATGATGTGGAGCTCGAAGAATCCCTGTGGATTTTTGCACTTCGTAAATAACTCATCTGGGTTGGCACAGAAACAACAGAAGGTTGCCGCAAATTCATTGATAGCGTTTACCACACTCGTGAGTAACCACCCGCTATCCATGGGCAAATCCGGGAATTTGGCAGTGAGGTTGTAGCCATTTTTCCCTCCGAGCACGAATTTGTAGCGCATTCCGTGTTGTGCATCGAAATAAATCTTTGCATGGTGTAGATGCGACAATCGTGCCTCGTGCCTCCTCATGAGGAACTCGTGTATCTTCTGCAGGATTTTATAGGGCCCATGCAGCAGCCCGCCGGTGAACTTGTTGTAACGTTCGTGGATTTCCATGCCAGTCTGGTCCACCTCGAAACAACATGTTTCTTCCTTGGTGGCCTGCGCGTACTCCTTGAG